CCCGGCTATCTAATATAGATTTTAATAAACATTCACCTTTTGGCGGCCGCAAACGTTGTACAGTTGCGGACGATGGTTCCATTATTGCGTTTGAAGGAGAACTTGGATATGTAGAAGATGGTTCTAACGGACAAGTTATGGTATATCAGCCTAAATTCTATTATCGAAGAATTCCTACTAAAACAACTATAATTAATACTGGTACCCGTATTGATGCAGAAACTATTATTATTTCTAGTACGCCTCAATCGAATCTGTCCATTCATCCTTTATTTTTAGATACCAATGGTAATGTAGTAGATTATGTACTTTTATCTGCTTACGAAGGTTGCGCCTATGATACTTCTACCAATACCTATAACTTAACCGATACTCAAAATGTTGATTTTTCTACTGATTTACTTTGCTCTATTATAGGCGCAAAGCCTATTAGTGGAACTACGCAACTTTTTGATTTAGCCGCGGCAACACAAATGGCTAGTAATCGTGGTGCTGGTTGGCAAATAACTAATCTTGCTTTTGAATCTATGAATCAAATGCTTATGACAGTAGAATTTAGTGCATTAAATATACAAAATGCATTCTTTAAAGGCTGTACTGAGCTAGATACTTATGGTGCTACCAATGCTTCTTGTATTACTGGTTCAACTAGTTCTTTAGGTTCTACTAGTGGCCGTGCGCCAATGACTACTCGGACAAAAAATGGTTCGACTTATACTTATTCTGAAGATGGCAAATGTTCAATTAGCTATCGTGGCTTTGAAAATCCATATGGCAATATGTGGCGATTTATAGGCGGTTTGCAGGTTGTCAATGGCCATGCTAGTTACACTAATAATCGCACAGTTCAAACTACTGTAACATATAGCTTGCCATCAAGCTCCAATTGGATTTCTGGTTTTGGCTACGATGCCGTTCTGCCTTGGGCTTATATTCCAGTAGAAGCTGATGCCACAGCTACTAGCGCTGTTCCAGTAGGAGATTTTGTATATGTTCCCGCTAGCGCTGATACGACCATCTGTGTTATTGGAGGTAGTGGTGTGGCTGCAAGCAATGCTGGTCCATTCTACTATGATTGCACCTCTGCACCAACTAAACATAGTTATATTTATAGCGCGCGTCTTATGCATATACCAACTGCAAACAGCACTATTCACAATAATAATGTAGTTCTTTGGAAAACTAAAGTGGGGAGTGATTTAGATGATTAATTATGGAACCACTTATTCTGCTTCCCGTCCTCAACCAATTGAAATGACCGCAACTAAAGTTTTTGTTGCTTCTAATATTCAGCCTTATGAAACGACAAATGAAAATGATGAACTTGTACAAGGTTACTCCTATGATTTTATAGAATATGATAAAGATGAATATATTCAAATAATGACACAATCTATTTCCAACCTTGAAGATGAGTTGGCTGCAACAAAAATTATTTTGGGGGTGGACTAATTGACACTCACAGAATATGCACGTAAATTGCGCCCATTAATTGAAAAAGCCGCACAATCGTTAGATGATGCGGATGCGCTAGAGGCCGTTTCTTTATACCCATTATGGTCAGGCGAAAGCATAACTTATGAACTAGGCACTCGTGTACGCTATCAAGATATGCTATATACTGTCCTGCAAACTCATATCTCACAAGCGGCATGGACTCCTACAAATGCGCCAAGTTTGTTTGCAAAAGTGCTTATTCCAGATGAAACAACTATTCCAGAATGGGAACAACCGGATAGTACCAATGCTTATCAAATTGGTGACAAAGTTATGTTTGAGGGAAAAGTATATGAAAGCGTTATTGCTAATAACATTTGGTCGCCTGCGGCTTATCCCGCTGGATGGAAAGCCATTGAATAGTTGACTTTTACTCCCAAGTGTGATATAATAGATATAGTTGAGAGGGAAAGGATAATCCCTTCCCTACTCAACAAAAAATATGCAGGTAAGGAACTGCAAGAAATATAGGAGAGGAACTATATGAAGTATTATTCAGAAGTTACTAAGCATTATTACGATAATGCAAACGATTGTTTAGCCGAAGAACGAGCGGAGCTAAAAAAGCAAGAAGAGGCCAAGGCCGCACAGGCCAAGAAGGATGCTGCTCGTAAGGATGCCGCCGCTAAGGTTGACGCAGCCCGCAAGACCATGGTAGACGCGCAAAAGGCATATCAGAAGGCTCTTCAAGAGTTCTGTAATACTTATGGAGCATACCATTACTCCATTGATTCTGAGGATGAACTTCCACATCTTCTGGATTGGTTTAACCTACTGTAAGGGGCAAATCTTGCCCCTTACGGGGCACCTAACTAAAGGAGTTTATTGTGTATAATTATATTTTTCGTAAACAGAATCTAAGTATTGAAGCCGCGTTTGAAACAATTGCACAATTGCGGCAACAATTTGCTAATCAAATAGATTTATGGGAATTTGAATGGCTTAATTATGAGCTTTATATTTCTTTACGATGTACAGCGGACACCGCGCATCAAATTATAATTAGTCCGCTGCATGTTATTCAGCATGACAAATGGGATATTCAGTATGATGATTAGCGAGTGAAAACTCGCTTTTCTTTTTATTTGACTTTTTCTTCTTTTTCTGTTATAATATATCTAGAAAGTGATGAGAGCCCTTGTCCAAGGGCTAGCAAATAAATAAAGGAGATAATGGAGTATGAATAAGCTACTGGCTGGTATGAAGAATGAGGGACTAACTGATAATGGTGCGCTAAAATATAATAGCACGCTAAATGCCGTGTATGATTTGTTTGCTCGGGGCGGCGCTATGCGTCAAGCGTCCGAAACTGATGTACGCGATTTATTTATTGCCGCCTATAATGAAGACGCTGAGTTAGCAATGAAATGCTTATTTTATCTACGAGATATTCTAGGCGGCCAAGGAGAGAGACGGTTTTTCCGTATTTGCCTAAATTGGCTTGCGAAGTATCATCCTGAAGTTGTAAAGAAAAATATCGAAACTTTAGTACTAGACGGATTTGGTCGTTGGGATGATTTATTTGTACTTTTCGATACTCCTTGTGAAGAAGCTATGATACAGTTAGTAATGGCGCAGCTTACACGCGATACTATAGCACTAGGTAAAGGTACATTTGTATCTTTGCTAGGGAAGTGGTTGCCTTCTGAAAACGCTTCCTCTGCGGCTACAAAAGCATTAGCAAATCGTTTTATCGCTGCCTTTAATGTATCTGCGCGAGAATACCGTAAAATATTATCTGCATTGCGTGCTAATATTAACATTGTGGAACGTCTAATGTCTGCGGGCAAGTGGGATGAAATTCAGTTTGATAAACTGCCTTCGCGGGCGGGCCTACAATATATGAATGCTTTCCATGAGCATTGCCCTGAGCGTTATGCTGAATTTATGGCCAGTAAAACCACGACCGTAAATGCAGGTACACTTTATCCTTACGATGTGGTACGGAAGGCGCGAGAAGTTTCTCTTGGCCATCATAATCGTGATGCTGTTAATAAGTATTGGGATAATCTGACTGATTATTTTCATGGCATGACTTTGAATGCACTGGCTGTCGTTGACACAAGCGGGAGCATGGAATGGACGCGCAATGGCGTCGCGCCAATTGATGTGGCTATTGCGCTAGGACTCTATTGTGCAGAGCGTGCACATGGACCTTTTGCTAATCACTTCATTAGCTTTAGCCGCAATGCGCGTTTAATTGAATGCATTGGTCAAGATTTTGTGGAAAAGGTAGATAATATCTATGAGCAAAATCTGTGTGAAAATACTAACTTAAATAGTGTTTTCCAACTTATCTTCAATACCGCTACTCATTATAATCTTGCACAAGAAGACTTACCAGAGTATCTTGTAATTATTAGCGATATGCAAATTGATGCCTGCTCCTATTATGGCCAGCCCGCTCATATCATGGAAAAATGGAGAAAATTCTTCCAAGATGCAGGATACACGATGCCTAAACTCATTTGGTGGAATGTGAATGCAAAAAATCCAACTATGTTGGATGACCCCGACGCTCCCGATGTAACCTACGTAAGCGGCTGTTCTCCTGTAATTTTTGAAATGGTACTGTCTGGTAAGACGGGTTATAACCTTATGTTGGATAAACTAAATAGTGAACGCTATGTAGGTATCCGTGCATGAAAATCTATACATCCTACTTTTACCAAATACGCTTCTTTCCCAAAACCCTAGTGGGGCTTTCTACCGCTGTGTGGAATCCCCACTATCGGCCTATGGGACAAGATGAACGTGGCGTAATTTGTTTGGATGTGCCGCCACTAAAACCAGGAAAGACTTGCGAAAACCTATGTCATGGTAATTGCGCGCCCAAACATCCTCAAACTTGCGATTTTCTGCGTGAATACCGCAAACAATTAGATAAAATTAACTTTCCGGATTTTTTGCAACATTTAGAAAAACTCGCGGCCACCATTAAAAAGGGAGAGAATCTTGATTATGTAGATTTTGCTCTTATCGTGTATGAAGCGCCAACTAATCCATGTAGCGAACGTGTAGTATTACAACAATGGTTATGTGATAATGGGCTAGAATGTGAAGAATGGAAAAATTAAATAGTTGACTTTTTTCTCGGAAGATGATATAATATATACATAAGGTTGAGGGACGGTTCCCTCACTTCTGCTGGTGTGGCGCAATTGGCGAGACGCGAATGACTCAAAATCATTTACGAAGATACACTGTGGGTTCAAATCCCACCACCAGCACCAATGACCGAAAGGTTCGGGATGGAAGGAAATAACAGCCGCGTTTAAAGCTTGTGATGTACAGCACAAGAAGTTCCTTACTGGAAGGTGGCCACTCCAGAGAATGCAGTACCTTTGTGGAGCGATACTGTACCCGCCGACGATGTGTAGGTCATTGCGGCAGAAATGCCGCGTCTAGGCGATTTGCGTAACGGTAAAGCGCGGCGGACTTTGACTCCGCGTCTGTGCAGGTTCGATTCCTGCATCGCCTGTCTGGGGCATTCGCATAACGGTTAGTGCGACGGTCTTATAAACCGTTAATGGTAGTCCGACTCTACCATGCCCTACCAATATTTGACTTTTGTCTTCTCTCATGGTATAATAGATACAGAAAGTGAGGAACAGAATTATGCGTAAGTACGAAA